CCGAAGTCTATGCGTGACCGTCAATTCATCCATAACGGAGAGTTGGACTTCGGCCTGGAACTAATCGATGATGATCCAGCTCTCTGTGATCGCACATATCGAACCAGGTTTGGACCGTGTTTTTACCACCCTGGTGTTATCTATGCGAATTGTGATCGCAATTTCAGCTTAGCTATGCGTAGACTCACAGCCTGTCGCGGAGACCCTGCAAACGAGACAGCGTTATGTGATAATCAGCGCAACTACATTCGTAACAATTTCCGTTTCATCCGTATATTACGTAACCGGTTTCGGACACATTTAAAACTGGTTCAATTTGATGAAAACATACGCGAACTTGTGTCTCAACCACATCCTAAAAAGAAAGTTCGTGAGCAAGCATACCGCGAATTACTCGACCGCGGTATCATCAACTCACGGATTTGGAAGGATACCGTCGCCGGAAAGTTTAAGAAGGATGAAATTGCCAAAAATATGAAATACCCGCGATTAATCGCTGACCTCACAACTCTTGTCTCTCTGATGGGAGCACATTATGTCTCCGAGATTAAGACCGCGATGTCTATTGAACATATTTCACTCACAACGGATGATTCTTGTAGATACATCAAATCACCTGATCAAGAAGCCCTTTCAGATGCATTTAACTTCCTGATCAATTCCACCCGCGGAGTCAAATTTATTTACCATTCTGATGACTCGTCGCTTTCCGTAAATGGTCAATTATATAACATGGATATTAGTTCATGTGATGGCAGTCATACCGAGATGATCTTCACAGCTTTGGCACAGACTGTAGAAGGGAGTATTCGTAAGAATATATCCGCTACGATCGACCAACTCAAGCGTGACTTCGTCGTAAAATCTGTCCATGACAAGAACTACAAATGTAGATTCACCCATGATATGCCTATATTGTTCTCAGGTAGCGTTCTCACCACCCTGACAAACAATTTAGCCAATTATTTGATCTTTACCTCGATTGTTTCCAGTGGGGCTACCACTGAAGCGGAAATAATCCAAGCGGCTCGCAACGTTGGTTACGTTGTGACGCTACAAAAATGCAACACTTACCATGAATTACAATTCCTCAAGCACTCTCCTGTGTCAGTTGGCGGCGTCATAAAGCCACTAATTAATATAGGAGTCATACTCCGTGCACTCGGACAATGTAAGGGTGATGTACCCGGTAGTTCTAAAATTCCACTCGAGAAGCGATTCAATGCTTTCAACAAATCCATATTTCAATGTTTTCAACATGGTGAACATGCGTTCATCACTTGTGGATTACAGAAATATAAGGACTGCAGTTTGATAGCAGAATACAAAGAATTTTACAACACAACTATCAACCCGAAACATTTTCTAGTAGATGCAGATGAAGTCACAAAAAGGTATGGGCTACCTGGTGACGCACTGTATGAGCTGTGTGATCTATATCAATGCTCTGGTATTGGTTCCCAGATCAGGTGTAGATTATCCACAGCTGCTCTAGTGATGGACTATTCACTTGGTAATGCGCGTGTTGAACCTGGCGCATAGGCGAGATTAACCATCTCGTTTCCACCTTCACGAAGTGGAAAGCACAATATTCTTCCTGTTATGCAGGATTTGTGCCCCAAAAAAAA